GCTGACCAGGACGGCGTGCAAATGCTGAACCTGCCCTACGTGGCAATCCCGACCGGCGCCGGCAATGATGAAGTCTCGATCACCTTCTCCTGATCCTGCATGGCATTTGTCCTGAAGAAGTCGTCCACCTATGAGTGGCCGGTGGTACTGCGCCTGCCGATTGATGGCGGACGCTACGAGAAGCAGACCTTTGACGCGCGGTTCAACCGACTGGCGCAGACGCGGATCAATGAGATCCAAGACCTGTTCAGGGCAAAGCAGCGCGGCGATGACGAAATCGAACTGACCGACCAATCAGTAGCTGATGAGGTGCTGGCCGGTTGGAGCAATGTGCAGGATGAGGACGGCGAGGATGTGCCATTCACTGCTGCCAGCAAGGCTGAGCTGTTGAATATCCCGGCAGTGGCCAGCGCCATTGTGGTGGCGTACTTCGAAAGTGTCACCGGCAACAAAGCAAAAAACTGAAGGACGCCGCTCAGTATTGGGTCAAGGGCGGCGTGATCGACAAAACCGCAGACGATGCCGCAGTGCTTGGCGTGGTCGGGTTTGAACCCGGCCAACCTGAGCACTTCGAGGTTGAGCCTGATGCGTGGCCTGCGCTGATGATGTTCCTTGACTGCCAGACGCAATGGCGCACCGGCCCCGGCGGCCTGATCGGGCTGGACTATGGCGCAGTGGCGTGGCTGTTTAGACTGCGGTCAGTGGCGGATGAAACTGCGATGCTGAGCGATCTGCAGATCATCGAGGCTGAAATCCTGCGATTGGCTAGCCGTGAAGCTTGACGCGATCCTCAAGGTAAAGGCGGATGTTCAAGGCCAGGGCGAGATCGATGGCCTCAGCCGCAGCCTTGGCAATCTAAACAAGCAAGCCGGTATAGCTGGCGGCGGACTCGGGCGCATGGGGCAGGCCGCCAAGGGTGTCGGCGGATTGATGGGCGCATTGCTGCCGGTAGGGGCTGTTGCTGGACTGACCGCAATCGCTAAGGGTTCGATTGATGCGGCGGACAATTTGAATGACATGAGCCAGCGCACTGGAGTGGCCGTGGAATCGCTCAGCAGGTTTGGGCAGGCAGCGCAAGATAGCGGCAGCAGCATTGAAGGCGTCGCCAAGGGCATGGGGCAACTTGCCAAACGCATCACCGATCCAAGCTCTGCCGCCAGCAAGGCACTTTCCGGTATCGGTGTTGCAACCAGAGATGCGCAGGGCAAGGTTCGCAGCCTTGATGCTGTAATGCTTGAGATCTCCGATCGTTTCGCCAAGATGCCAGACGGCGCTGAGAAGTCTGCGTTGGCGATGCAGCTATTCGGCAAGTCTGGCGTTGAGCTGATTCCAATGTTGAATCAAGGCCGCGCCGCGCTTGAGCAATATCAAGCCACGATCTCTGGCGACATGGCGAAGTCAGCTGATGAGTTTAATGATTCATTGAATGCAATCGGCCGCAGCCTTAGCGGACCATTCAATGAAGCAGTCACAGCACTGCTGCCTGCAATCACAAGCATCGCGCAGGGCATTGTCGGCATTATCAAAGCATTCACTGCGCTCCCGCAGCCGGTGCAGGCCACACTGCTGGTGATTGGCGGATTACTCACGGCACTGGTTGCATTGGCACCAGCTATCTCGGCCATCATCTCGATCGGCAGCGCGATTGCTGGCCTGTTCGCAGCAGGCGGCGCATTAGCCAGTGCAGGCAGTATTATCGCCGGCATTGCTACGGCGTTCATTGTACTGATCACTGGCCCGGTTGGCATCGTGGCGCTGCTGGTTGCAGCTGGCGTTGCGATCTACGCATTCCGCGATCAGATCGGTGCGGCGTTCAATGCTGTAGTGAACTTTATCGGCGCAGCCTTTAATAAGATCGGCAGCTTGCTAAAGGCTGGCGCTCAGGCTTACATGGATTACTACGTGAAGCCCATCCTTGGATTCTTCAAGGGCCTCTACGATGGCGCAGTGGCGATCTTCAGCAAGATCGGCAGTGCGATCGGCAAAGCATTTGAGGCAGTAGTTGGCACAATCAAGAATGTCTTTCGCAGCGTGCTGCAGTATTTGGCGGACCGCGTGAACTTTGCGGCAGGACTGATCAATGTGCTGATCAGGGCATTCAATCGACTACCGGCACCTGACATTCCGGTGATACCAAGCCTCGCAGTGCCAGCCTTTGCGCAGGGCGGCGTGGTGAACCGGCCAACGCTGGCGATGGTTGGTGAAGGTGGCGAGCGCGAATACGTGGTGCCTGAATCCAAGATGGCCGCGGCCAGTAGCAACTTCCTAGCAGGCGCCCGTGGTGGCGCAGTGCTGGCTGGCGCGGCATCAGGCGGCGGATCGCCGACAATCAACATCACCACCGGCCCGGTGATGGAGTTCGACGGCCAGCGCTACGTCACCGTGACCGACATGGAACGCGCTATGCGGCTGACCGCTGAAGGCGTGATCGGCCGCCTGCGTACACCGTCTGCACGCATCGCGCTGGGCATGGCCTGATGAGAGCGCAAAGCCAATACCTCCGCATCTACGACGCCGCTGGCGTTACCTACCAGCGGTGGCAGAGCTATTACGCCAACACCAGCGTCACATGGTCGAGCGCCAGCTGGAACTACGTGCCGTTCATTGCTGATGGCATCACCGCCGGCAGCAGTGGCACTGAGCAGTCAGTTTCCGTCACCGCTGCAGCGACCGGCCTGGTGTTGGATGCGTTCCTCGCTGCCATCAGCGATGGCCGCCTGGTGGATCTCAGCATCTACCAGTTCGATTCCACTGCTGGCAACAACACACCGCAAGCTGGGCAGGAACTGGTGGCTGCATACACCGGCCAAGTGGTTGGCGGCAATGGCGGATTGACTAGCCTGACCATACAACTCGGCTCGGCATTGTCTCCCGTTGGAGCACAAGTGCCGCCGCGCCGGTTGACGTTGGCGATCATGGGGCAGGGCATCAGGCAGTGAGCTTCCTTTCCTCCAGCGATCCACTGGCACTGCTGGCCATCCAGGCCGGTCAGATCAACGCGCCTGTTGAAGCCGCAGCAGCCAAGGGCACAACGGAGCTGGATAGTCCGCAGCGGTTCGCGCAGATTGGTGAGCCGGTGCCGATCGTGTTCGCCCGGTTCCGCAACAGCAAAGGCGGCATCCTCATCAGTCCCGGCGCCACCGAAGCACGCTTCGAGAATGACGCCAGCAACAACGTCACCGCCTATTACATGCTGGTGCTGAGCGAGGGCCAGCTCGACAGCATCCCGGTCAAAGACGTGTTTCAGCGTGCCTGCCGCGTTGGCGCACACACGCAGACCTACGACCGCAGGGCTGGCACCTGGACGCCCGGCAACTTCCTGGTGCAGCGTGCCGGCAAGGATCTACCCGAGGCGCCATTCTTCTGCGGCACTGTCGGCAGTTATCCGGGCATCAGCACGCTCAGCTTCAACGTCACCATCCCGGACGGCTTTGATCAGTACAACCGCCAGGTTCATCTGTTCATCCGTGGTGGCATGGCCGTCACCCGGATCTACGACAGCGTGACCGGCGCTAGCGACAACTTCGCGGACCTGGTGAAGTGGCTGCTAGTCAACACCAGCAGGGTGCCGGCGGCGATGATCGACGATGCTGCACTGCTGGCAGCAGCCACGTTCCTTGAGGTGAACGGCTTCACCTGCAACCTTGAGATCCGCGAGAGCACCAACTACTCAGACCTTGCCGCCAAGCTGGCGCCGTACTTCCTGCTGGCCGAGAGCAGCGCAGGCGGCAAGCGGGGGCTACGGCCGCTGCTGCCGGTGACTGCCGGCGGCGCCATCAATACCACGGCGATCACGGCGGAGTACACCTTCACCGAAGACACCGTGCTGCCCGGCACGCTGGAGATCAACTACCTATCACTGGCGGACCGACAACCATTCGTGGCGCAAGTGATCTGGCGCCAGCAGCTGGAAAGCGACATCGGCATCATCCGCACCGCTGAGGTGCGTTACAGCGGCACCGCCGAGACCGGGCCGTATGAGTCGCATGATCTCTCGACGTTCTGCACCAGCGAGGATCACGCCGTCAAGGTTGGCGCCTACATCCTGGCCAAGCGGCTTTACACGACGCACACCATCAGGTTCGCAGCACGGCCGCAGGAGCACAACACGCTGATCAGCGCTGGCGACATCATCCGCGTGCAGCTGGCGCGTGACAACACCACCTACGCCAACTCGGTACATGACTACCTGTACCAAGTGGAGCGGATCACCAAGACGCTGGCGGGTGATGTGAGCTATGAGGCCACGCACTTCCCGATCGACGACCAAGGGCGCAGCCTGATCGCATTGGATGTGGCTGCTGCTGTTGGCACTGGCATCATCCTGCCAAGCGGCCGCACTGGCGTGAGCTGTGATGTGAACTCCAGCAGCGACAACACCATCCCGGCTGAAACGTTCACAGCTGCTGATGGCGCTGATCCGCTGGAGCTATCCCCCAGCGGCGGCGGGCTGGGCTTCAACGATTCAGCGCCGACTGGCGACACCGGCAATGCTGATGATGGGCTAGACGTATCAGGCGTCTCAAACGCGCCTCACTCAGTATTCCCGGCGGGGCAGCCCGTTGGCGTGGGCAGCGCACTGTACCCATTTACTGGCACCTACGGCCCGTGTGGCATAAATCAGACCGAGTCAATTACCTGGTATAAGGATGGCGTAAAGCTGGCCACCATTACCTTTGACACTTCGGGCAATCCCATCAGCTACGTGGCAGAGCCAGGGCAAAAAATGCCCACATGGCTGAACGGAGCAAGCGCTGGAATACTGGTCATTGGCATTGAAGGCCAGGGCGCATACACATCTGTAGTCAAGTGCTTTAACGGCTCCACTTACGGCAGCACAACTGTAGCCAACGCAGCACCTAAAAACTATAGGTACATAAGTGAGTATCTATCAGACGATCTAGCTTCATTCCCGGGCGACTACACATGGAGGCAGACTCCTTATTGGTCCTATGAGTATCCCCATTGGGATAACAGTGCTTTTGGCGTAGGGTGCATTGGGCTTAATGATCCTGATGTTGGAGGTATCATCCAGTGCTCCATGAGCACTAATGGCCTTACACAACCTGGCGTGCTGCTTCGCGTAAAACAAATCGCAGAATACGACGGCTACAACTGGGTGCAGATTTACCCTTAAATCATGGCCACTTTCCCCTCGCTAACGCCAGCCACCCGTTCCTTCACGCCAGGTGAGTATCCGCACACGCCGTTCACGACTTACAACGGCCTGCAGAATCGCGTGCGTCATAGCAATGTGATGCTGAGTAGCTCAGTCCGGCTGAGCTTCATCGCCTTGGCTGAGGCTGACATGCTCAGCATCCTCAGCCACTACCAAGGTCAGTTCGGTGGCTTTGATAGCTTCACGCTACCGTCCAGCATCTGGAGCGGCGTCACCACCATCAGCGACTACGAGCTGACGGACTACCGCTGGCGGTACGCGGACCCGCCATCCGTGGATGACGCTTACTGCGGGCGCTACAACGTTGAGCTGACCCTCGAAACTGTGCCGCCTGAAGGGGCGTTCGTCAATGGCGGTGAGCTGGCTGTGATTATCACGCTGGCGCCTGGGGTGACTGTGACAACCAATGGAATCCAGCAGAGCATCACTTTCACGCTGGCGGGCGGAACAGCGACCTAGACTGATCTCAACGCAGGTACATCATGGCTTCCCTGATCTACAACTCATTCGTTGATGACATGGCCCGTGGTGCCATCGACCTCGACACCGATACCTTCAAGGTCTTGCTGGTCACATCGGCCTACGCGCCAAACAAAGACACCGATCTCAAACGCTCTGCCGTCACCAACGAAGTCACCGGCACCGGCTACACCGCCGGCGGTGTGACCACTGCCTGCACAGTTACCAAGTCCACCGCCAACGATCGCGTCACTCTTGGCTTTGCCGCTGTGACATGGGCCAGCAGCACCATCACTGCGCGCGGCGCCGTGATCTACAAATCACGCGGCGGCGCCAGCAGTGCCGATGAACTGGTCTGCTACATCGACTTCGTTTCGGATGTAAGTAGCACCGCATCGACGTTCAGCCTGGGCAGCAGCACCATCACGCTGCAGAACTGATGGCTACCTTCCCGGCACTGGAGCCGGCCACACGCCGCTACAGCATGGGCGTGTTCCCTGTCACCGAGGAGAAGGGCTTTGGTGGTGGCAGCGTCCGCTTCCGGCATGGCACCACTGCCTACAGCCACAACCTTGAGCTGGGCTTTGCCGCGCTCACGCAAGCACAGGCCAAACTGCTGCGCGATCATTACCGCGAGCAACAGGGCGGCTACATCGCATTCCCGCTCAGCACTGAGGCTTGGGCCGGCCATACCAGCTTCACCGATCTGGTGCCAACCTCCACGCACTGGCGTTACGCCTCGCAGCCACAGGAGGAACACTTGGCCGGCGGCTATGTCAACGTGCAGCTGGCGCTGATCAGCGTGCCTGCTGTGGTTGCTGCAGCATCCGCTGGCCTGGCGTCCACCGTCACAATCACGCTGGCAGGTGGCGCAGCATCAGGCAGCTAGGCTGTCTATGCGATTTACATTCGCCATGTCAATCACCCCTGAACAGATCGCTGGCATCGCAATCTC